GTCGTTTGGAGGGAAAAGGTCGTACATTCTTTCCTGTCTAAGAGGCTGGCTCTGTGAGCTGGCTACCGAAGATAGGGACGTAGTTCTCCCCACAGGGGAGACATACGCAGAAAAGAAAGGTCAACCAAGATGGAAGACCGTACATCCTTTAGGATATGAGGACGCTGAGGATTTACCTTCAGGTGTAAGAAAGGCTACAGGAATCTTAACAGATGACTTTGTCGACGGGGAACAGGAACGAGTTGGTTTCCAACTCTTCTCATGGGCTTTCACCACTTTGGTGAATGAAGGTTACCTGACCCCTGAGGGGAAAAGTACCGGAAAACCCATGCCCGTATCTAGGGTCGCCTTGGGCGAACCTGGATGCAAAGTTCGAATTGCAACAAGATCGATGGCCGCTTTCATTGTGTACGGACAACCATTTGCACACGCTATGCGCGAGCTTTTGGAAGCACATCCTGCCCTAAGGGCGGGTCTCTCCTCCGGTTACCAGCTCTTTGAGTGGTTAAAGGGGATTGACAGTGTACCGGACTACATAATGGTAGGCGATTTCGACTCTGCTACCGACCATATCGAGCATAATGCTGGAAGGTTGGCAATGCAGCAATTACTGTCAAAACTGTCTGCTGATAAGAACGGCTACGCGTCGAACTACGTCGACCTACTTCTCTCGCCAAGGGCAATAGAAGAGGATGGGGTTGTGACAGTCACAAACTCAGGCTGCCTCATGGGAGAGCCAGGAACGAAAATCGTCCTTACTTTCCTTGCGCTTGTAGCTAATTGCTACGCCCGCAGAGGTACGCCATCGAAGTATTTCGCAACGGCCGGCGACGATCAGATAGATGCTGACGACAATTTAGATGAACTTATTCGATATGCTGAGGCTTCAAAGGTGACCACTATGGTCCCTTCCACTGAAAAGTGGGGAATCTTCAGATATCACGCGAATTACTGCCAGCAGTTGATTGATATACAAAGTATAGAAACCTCTACTGCGGAAATTCCGGTACCAAAGCCTCGCCTCCTCTCTCCCGAGACAAAGTCCGGGAGGGGTGACGATGATACGAACCCAGCTTACGGGAAAAGTTCCCAGTTTGCCAAGGAGTTCCAATGGTGCGAGTTCAAAAGAATTGGTTACTCTATGGTCCTTCTGTTCCTAAGGAATATGAAGAGGCACATCGAGTACAAACCCGAG